ATCTTGGTTTCTATATCGATTATTTATTTGGTGTTCTGTATCTACATACTTTAAATCTTTACTTGTATAGAAAAGGTTCTCATATCCTCTATCAATACATTGTTGTAGTGTAGCCCAACCTATGTTGTTGTTCTCAACTACTAATAGAGCGTTGTTATATTCTGTTGCTGTGTTCACACATAGGTTTCCAAAATCTTTTGTTGATATCTTACCTCTGTATTCTGCTACTTGTTCCATAGTCTCTACTTCCATAACATGAAATGCAGAGTAATCCGAGCCATCCCCTCTACTAACATCAGCACTCAACACATAATCTTTAGTATAGTTAGGTGGTTGCCATATCCAAAGGTTACTATCGACTCCTCTTTTCTCTAAAGGGTCTTGTGTCTGTTTTTCTCTGTACTCTTCTAGTATAACACCATCTATAACAGTTTGACCTGATGTTAAGAAGTCACAATCACATTCTTGAGCCGCTAATGACGGGCCTAATAGTTTATCTTGTTCTGCTCTCCACTCATCATTTCTCTCAGGATGTAAGTTCCAATGGAGTTTGATGAAGTTCCAATCATTACTACCATCTTCTGCACCAACCCAAGTCTTATGAAACCAATTACCTATACCATTTGGTGTAGATAGTGCAATACATTGTCCACCAGTAGATAATGTCTGTGAAGCAGCAGCCCATATCGGTTCAATCTTATCAATGAAAGCAGCCTCATCAAGTATCAGTAGAGATAATGCTTCTGAACGACCACTATCTTCACCACTTGATACAGCTTTTATCTGTGAACCATTGTTGTATCGTAAAGATAGTTTGTTATCTTCAGTACATTTCTGTTTTAACCAAGAGGGTAAGTTAGCGTGCATTACCCTTACCTTAGTTACTAAGTTTTTAGCAGTATCTTGTTTAGTAGCAATAACTAATATGTTTTTATCTTGATGAAATGTCATCATCCATAAAGAGTAACCAGCAGTCAATGTAGATAATCCTAACTGACGAGCTTTAAGTATGATGTTAAATCTATGTTCTTCGAATGTAGCAAGAGACTTTTCTTGATAAGGATAAAGATGAAAAGGAACTTTACCTTTCATTGGGTGCTGAACTACACAATACTTTTTTAAAAAGTATATAGGGTCTTTAGCACACTTAGAGTACTCTTTTTTTATTACATCTTTTAAAACACCTGGTTTCATAATAGCTTCCCTAAATAAATTCCTACAGCAAACCAAAGATATCTGTGTTCCCATATTTTTGGCTTTACTAATCTAATCATTTTTTGATTAGCTTCATCTCTTTCTTTCAATAACTCAATCTGTTCACTTTTCTTAAAAAGTAGTAAAGAATCAGTTTTTACTTGACTCTCTAATTCTTTTATCAACTTATCAGAGTCATCAATGACTTCCTTCTGTGATATAATTAAATTATTTGCGTTTTCTATCTTACCTTCCCATTGTAAGTCTCTCTCTTTTATAATTTCCAACACATCTTTTTGTGTGTAAGATTGACTACTGGCAACTGACAACACAAAGAATGATATCAAAAAGTATTTTAATATTTTTACAGCTATCTTCATTTGCTTTTAGCGAACTTTTTCAAAAAGTCTTCAGCTGATTCTACTTCATCATTATCATAAACTTCTTGCATCTTTTGTGTTTTCTTTTTAGAGTTAGTCAGCTTTCTTTTAAGATTACCAACTTCTTTTTTAGAAGATACTTTAGCTTCTTCTAACTTTTTTATTTGCTTTTCAACTTTCTTTTCTTCTTTCTTATTTTCTTTGATAACCTTTTTAAGTTCTCTTACTTCTTTACTTTTAGAAGAAGCAGCAAAAAGAGCGCCAACGGCTCCTAAGATACCAAGTATTATTTTCCATAACTTCATTATTCGTTCTCCAATTGTTCTAAAGCTTCTGTATACTTTTCTAAAGCCTCTTTAGCTTCCTTTTTAATTTTTTCAACATTGACATCCCATTTTTCTTTTTCTAACATTGGTTCGTTAACACCAACATTATTATAAAATTCAGGAGCTTTCATATCTTTCCATTCTTCTATAGCCTGTATTTGTTCTTTTATAAAAGATATTTTATTTTCTTTTATTTTATTTTTTTCCCATTCTTTATATGTACCATCGATTCTCATCTTATTCTCTATTTTTACCTGACAATCAAAACAATGACCAAACATACTCCAAAACTTATCATCAAGTCTTTTCTTCATGATAACATCACAATTAGGACAAAACATAGGCATTCTAGCTTCTTTCATAATATCTGAAAGTCTACTGATTTGGTCACCACTTTCTTGTTCTTTACCTTTATAACCAACCATTACTCTTTTTTCAGGAGTTTTACCAGATAGTAAATCTCCTAATGCTTTGTTTTGTCTTTCCGACTCTTTACTGTATCCCATAACCTACTCCTATACGAATTTTAACATACCTAAGATTTGATTTGCTGGAGCAAAAGCACCAGTATACTTGTACAACTTTCCTTTAAATACAAAAGTAATACCTTCGCTTGGTACAACTGATTTTAAACCACCGATAGCTTTCAATCTATCTAATTGAGTTTTCAATGTGTTTAGTACCTTTGGGTCTTTTGAAGTTTTGACCTTTGAAACTGCTTTCACTAAATCCTTACGAATTTGTTGAGCTGCTTTGTCTGGATTAGCTGCTATAAAATCACTAAGATTTTTTAATATTTCAGCACCCAACTCAAAGAAAAGAACTTCCCAATCTCTAATATGTTTCTTTTGTAACCCTTTTAAATCCATTTTATCTGTTTTTAATATCCAATCTAAAAACTTTTCATTCTTTATATCTTTTCTAATTTGTGGTATTTTGTAAGACTTGTCTAAAAATGCCCATCTACGAGTTAATTTAACTAATATGTTATTTGGAACATTATACTTAAATTGTTTTCCTGCATTGTAAATATACTCCATCCAATAAGCTTGATGATATTCTGATAGTGTATTATTACCCTTTAAGTTAAATTCATTCTGTAATTTATTCAATTTACCTAAGAAGTAACTTTGTCTTTTACTAAAGTCTTTTACTTGTGGTAACTTAGATATAAAAGGTTTCTCAATCTTAAACGCTTTCTGTACATCTTGGTTTATTTGTTTTATCATACCAGCTAATACTCTCGCACTACCTCTATCTTCACCTATAGGAGAACCAGCAGAATCGTATTCTATGGTCCCATGAAACTGAAGTAAAGACTTATCGTAAGGTATTACATTTGCTGTCTTAGGATATATAACCTCTAAAGACATAAACTTCTTACCCTCATCAAATATCTTATTCTTTTGAGCATCACTTAAACCACCAACTGCTTTTTGTAAATCTCTCATAGCATATACAAAGGCTTTTTCTATCTCACCTCTACCAGCAAACATATTTTTTATTCCGTTGATATCTAATGCACCAGCACCGTGGTTTTTGATGTGACCTTTGTTTCTAGCGGCGATAAGTTTTCCACCCTTCCAACTTACCATTATATTCTGACCATCTGTTTTTTCTGTAACTGCTCCTTCACTATCAAGTTTACCTTGTAGTGTATTAATAATTAGTGTTTTAAAATCTGAAAACGTTAAATTTTTATCATCAAACGGATGATTGAGATGTCCATAAGCACCACCTTCTAATAATAACTCTACTTCACTGTCTAAGTTTATTTTTTCAGTAAGTTTAAAATCTTCTTCACTATATTCATCACCATCAGCACCAGCTGCAAAAAGACTACCGATGATATTATTGATAGCAGCTTCAGTTCCCATCCAACTAACTACTTGCCAACCTAATGGTTTCACAACTTCACTCATCCAATTTTTATATTTATTTACAGCTCCTACAGAACCACCTTGTTGACCGTGGTCTAAAAAAGTAAGTGGAACAGAATGATAGTTTTTTTCTATAGTATTTTTAGCATTATCATCTAAAATGTAGTCAAGAATTTTCCATCCAGCATCGGTGTATATAGACTCTAACCATTCCTTAGATGTTTTTTTGTAAGTATTGTAGTCCGTATAAAATGTAGATGGCCCATCGTCTAAGTTACCACCAGTTGTACCGGTTGCTTCTATTAAAAATTCTTTTATTAACTCATCGGATAAATCATAAGACTCAAATAACTTTTTAAACTTATTTGTCATCATATTGTAAATACCTTTATCATAGTATCCAAATACTTTTTTAAATGCTTTTTCTCTTTCACTATCATCAATCTTCGGGTCACCTAAAAGTTTTCTCATCTGTGTTCCACTAACCGAACCGAACTGCGGAGCGGTGATATAGTAACCATGTGTTTCAAAACCTTCTAAGTTGTTTTTATTCTTCTTATAGTCTTGATAGTAAGTCTTACCACCACTCTTCTTAGTTCCACCTTTGAGGCGACCGGCATCTTTTTTCCCAAATGCATAAACCACAGCGGTTGTGTCGGGATTAAATTTTTTCAATAGGTTAGCTGCTACATAAGGAGTTTTTTCCTGTATGATTCTATTCTTCTTTATACCCATCTTTGTCATGTGACGAACCTTTTCCTTAAAGTCCATTGGGTGTCTTGGTGGTTGTTTAATGTTAGATGTTGTTATGTAAACCTCATCTACCTGTGTCTTTAACCAATTGTATGTGGCTAGATGTCCACTATGAAATGGTTGAAACCTACCACCGAATATACCGATTGTTTTTTTGATTTCTTTTTGTTCATTCATACCTAATTTTTTTCTTAAAACTTTTATCTTCTTTAGTATTTCTTTATGTTTAGCACTACCAGTAAATGCTTTCATACCCATACTATACAATTTGTATAACTCAGCTTTATCATTTTCATTTACTTTCTTATAACCACTACCATAAGGAACTGAAGTGTTACCTTTTCTCTTCATCTTCTTTACCATCTTACGACTTGGTGATGGTATATCAATTTCATTTTTCTGTTTAGTTTTCTTTTTCATCGTATTGATGTAAGTTCGGTAGACAGCAGCTTGAGAAGATTTACCCATCTCCTTAGCTCTCTGTTCCATAGCAACAGCAGCTTGTATCTTATGTGCATGTGATTTACCACTTCCACTTATCTTACTGACTGATGCTTTAGCATCCTTTACTGTAGCAAACTTTAATCCTTTAATTGTTCCTTTTGGATTTTCATCTGTGTATAAATCTGAATGAGACTTTGAACCACGATGTTGTCCTTTCTTACGAGGAACTCTAGCGGCTTCATCCTTCTTCATTATTCTAAATTTTAAAGCAGTCCTACCATTGATAAGTAAGTCTCCCTTTTC